TGTTGTTCTACAAACGGAAGAAATTTCGTTTGCTAGCGTGACATCTACCTAGCCCTTCACCTTGAAGAATGCGACGGTTCTCAGATCTAACTAATTGGTATCATTTATCGATAACCAAAAACAAATTCATATACCTGTTCAAGGTCTTATGGATTTGGCTCGTATCGCTGTACATTAAACGCGCGATTAGGACTTATTTAAAACTCTTATTTCTTAAGCTAAGGCTCAATGCAACCAGCTGCCCTCATTAAGCAGTTTTGGACCTTAGGATAAGTTATATTATGTTACTTATGCTCCTATCATCGCAATGACTTTGAACCAAGAGATTGAGGCTGAAGCCGTTTCAGCTCTGAGAGGTGTTTCTGTTATATAAAAGAAATACATCACGGAGATTGAGAGGGCATTTTCTACGCCCGGTCTGTTGTCACGTTTATGTTACTATTTTACGGATGCTTTGGGTATCACACGCAGGGGGGTTGAGATTGACGGGAATCAACCACCTTAACCTTCAACGGGGTTAAGCACAGGATAGTTTTTGACTTAGAAGTTTTCATCGACTTCAGCTACTAATGTGCTCTTGCAACTGTCATAGGAAACATCATAGAATCCTATAACAGAAAACATATCACGGTCAGCCGGTAATGCTGATCTCGGGCGTGATATGTGCGTTGAAAACCTTTCCCAGGTAACTAATCATCTTCCCAAAGATGTGAAAACTACCAATTCTGAAGCCAAACTCATTAAAAATGACTCGGTTGATGTGCCTTAGGAGAAAATTGGTGCTGTATGTTACGGTTTAACGACTGTAGCTGCATTGCCAGTTGTACCCAAATAGGATAGAGAAGCATCTCTCCTTTCTATTTAAAATAAGGTGATCGCTGAGGTCCCTAAACCGGACGAAATTTAGTGGGCTAAGCTAAAGAAATGGGTTAATTTAAATCTTGATTAACTCATGGGTAAAAGGACAAAGATTGAACCAATGTCATATGCGGTGTGGAAAGCCAAATATGATGCCAGACGTTAAGTATTAATTGATCAAACAATTAAGAAATACGCTTTGGGGTTCACCCGAGATTAGCATAAGAAAGAATGCTATAGGAAATTTTTCACCAAAAATGAGTTGTTGTCAAAACGGGGAGAATTGGTTTGTCCAAGACCAATTTAATCCGTCGGCACTCTTGCAAACGTGCTTTTGTCACCATGGATGAACGCTTTCGTGTAGAGATTACATGAAAGCTGGGACATCGACCACAAGTTGAGTTACTCTTGTGGGTTATTGCCTGAGTAAATCGGGTAATGGTATACAAAAGCTGTTCGTAAGGTTGCTACAGGAACTCACTTTTTGTTGGAAAATGATTACACACAATACGACTCAACCATATCTAAATATGCTCTTGAAACGGAATTTATGATCTACAAGGCTTTCGGTGTGAAAACTACCGATTTACCTATACCCTTGGTGGAAGGGTTTAATTGGGCCAAGTTGACTTTGGATGCTTAATTGCATACAAAAGGTTTCGATAAATGGGGCAATTGTTATGAGGTTGAAGGAAATCGTAAGAGTGGTGATCCAAACACTTCGTGTGGGAACTCTCTGATTAATGGTTTAGCAAATGCTTACGTGTTTGCGACTGCCCTTAGTCAATAGAGAGGTGTAACCGTTCATGACATTAGATTTGATGATTAGGAATTAGATATGAG